CATTAGATGTTGTTCTAGGTGTTCCCCATGTACTTGCACTCCAAGCTCCTGAACCCCAACCGTAACCAAAAGTTTGAAGACCAGGACCTACATTTAATTGATAAGTAGCAGTACAATTACCAGTTGGTCCTATTGTTGATGTAGCAGTAGCATTACTTGAAATTACATAAGCATCAACATTTGTAATTGATAATATTTCATATTCAGCATCTAAAGTTGCTGCTGGAATTCCTCCAATAGATGAACTTGTACTACTTAATGTTACAAAATCTCCTTGTTTAGCTCCGTGATTTAAATCTGAAATAGTTACATTAGCACTTGTGTTTGTAGTTGTAAAAGCATTAACTAAATTTGCTGTTTCTCTTATAGGAGTAATATCTTGACTATCACCAGAAGCATAAGCATAAACTTTTCTATCTGTTCCTAGAGCTTCATATCTAGCTCCTGATAAAGAAAACCATTGTTCTAAAGCTCTTCCTACACCTACATAATAAGCTGAACTAAATTTATTCCAGCCACCTAATTTTTGAGGAAGTCCTTTACGAAATCTGATTTTATCTCCGTCAATCCATCTACCTTCTGCTCCAGTTTCTGTATTTTCGGTATCT